TTTTGTATATCTTGCTGAAAGCGAGTCATACAAATTATCTTCCATTGCTTCTTCAGTAATAGAAAATCCCATTGCAATAGTTTCATGGTTATATCTAGCAGTAAAAGACTCTTGAGCTGTATCGTAAGATATAGCCGATCCCTCTTGCTTGATTGGTGCTGCACCAAATCCTGACAACTTCACTTCTTCTTCAAAGCTACGCTCTGAATTTTCAACGTCATAGATTTCTGCATGTTCGTTTTCGTACTTTTGATATTCTAAACCAAAAAGTGCGTTTAGACCCGGTAACAACTCTTTAAGGAGTTGAGCTCTTGAAATAGCCATTTAATAATCTCCCTATTAAGCTGCTGATGGAGCAGCGCCAGAAGCGGCACCGATACCAAGTTGATGTCCAGCATTCCATTTACATAACATAATTGGAAAAGCTGTACCATATTCATCACCGTCATAACCGCCTTTCCAATCAACAATTCTGATTGGTAAAGTAGCTGTTGTAGCGGTAGTACTAATATCAAGTGAAACTCTGGAAATACCTAAAGTTGCATTTGATGTGCCTTGAACTAAAGCTGCGTTAGCGGCTAAGTCATCGTCATTTACAGAACCGTCTGCTTGTATTTCAAACAAAATATTAGGGTCATCCATAACATAGACCATACCGTTAGTATGAGCTGCGCCTGACCAGACCTGTGTAAATTGTGTTTGACCTGTGCTTAGATCTGTATAACGACACCCCATGAAAATTCCAATGGGTGTGGCTGTTGCTGTACCAGTATCTTTTTGGATAGTGGTTGTTGATCCGGCATCTGTTAATTTAACAACATCACCGAAACATATCCTTGTTGATTCAGAACTCAGAATTGGATACTGACGAAACGCACCATTGTACGATCCAGAAAGATTTCCTACTGATCTTAAACCGAAAGGAGCTGCTATTGTTGACATAATAATGTCTCCCTTATGATTAAAAGTTTAAATTTTAAATACTAACTTTTGCGTGTGCTTTTCTCTGGTTTGAGAACTGGCATACGTGGATCGGATTCTCTAAGATAGTTATTATCAACTGCGGACATCTGACTGTCAGTCACGCCTCTGAAATGTTCTCTACGAGCATCCATGTTTTCCTTTGAGTTCTTGCAAAGAAGCAATCCCCCAACCTCTACATTACCCTTGAATCTGGAATCCATATCAGGCATTATTTTAAGTTCAGGATGATCCTCAAACTTAACTGGTTCCCAACCTTCACGAAATTTTGACGATACATTTGTCATATCAGCTTGACCTAAAGATGATGTGCGAATCCAACGGAATTCAAATCCTTCCTGTGGAGTCGGGTCAGGCAAAGCACTAGGTTGTGTCCAAGTTACTTTACGTTCTGATGTGTCTCTTGTATCTTCTGTGCGTGAATCTCGGTTAGCCATTATATTGATTCCTTCAATAGTTGCGCTGCATATTGTTCAGGTGTAACTCCCAGACGTTTAGCGAGTCCTATCTGGGTGGAGGTTAATTGCACTTTGCGTGGTTTTTTTGCACTTCGATTAACGGGGGCAACCACGTTACCAGCTGGGCGTTGAGGTGCTTCTACCTCTATTATCTCATCGCCATGCTTGTTTTTAAAATGATCAGGAAAATATTTTTCCATAGACTCATTAATTCTTTTATAATATTCATCTGTATCTAGCTTTGGGTTTATTCCTGCAACAACTAATTTTTGATGCACGCCCATAGCAAAGCCTGTCATATCTTCATAGCCTTCTTTTTGGAACCAATCGCTATTATCTTCTAGCCAATTTTTATCCTTACCTGTAGGCGCTGAAACTTTAGGTTGAACAGGATCTGCTTTAGCAACAGGAGCTTCTTGTTCAACTGCTCTTACTGGAGGCTTATAATTTTCAACTCTATATTTTTCATTCTGTATGTTGCTTAATTTTTCTTGAGCTTCTAATAATTTGTCAGAGTCCCCAAGTTCATAAGCTTCTTTATATTCTTGTTTGGCTCTTGAGAGCTGTGCTTCAACTCTTCCTTTTGCCTGTTCAACTAATACTCCTTCACCTTCGTCTAGTGTTTTTCTTAGTTTTTGATTTTCTGCCATTTGAACTTTAAGTCCGCTAATGGCTTCTTCTCTTAATCTTGTGGCTTCTTCTTTTTGCCTGCGCTCTTCATGATACTCATACTTGAGCTGCTTGATTCTTTTTTGTACGTCTGTTCCATACTTTGCTACCTCATCGTCATCAGGTATCTTGGATTCTACGCTTTCATCTCTTTTAGGTTTTCTGTCTGCTTCAGGGGTGTCATCAATAACCTCTATTTCTACAGGATCATCTGACATATTAATTTCTTGTTCTATTTTTTCTGCTGAATTTTCCATTATGCCCTCGTATATCCTCTAGGATCATCAACCACAGCTTCCACTGTATCGTCATTGATTAACCTAAATTCTTCACCTTTTAATTTAAACCTAGTTCCAGAATATGATCTGAATATTACAAAATCGCCTTCTTTGCAATAAGAGCCATCAGGAAACTTGTCATTGTCTTTATAACAAGAAGGCCCCATGCCTATTACTAAACCGATAATGGATGCAACTTCTTCCATCCCTTTTAATTTATCTGGTATAATAACACCGCCATCAGTTTTTTCATCTAATTTTGGTATCGCAATTAATAGCTTGTAACCCTTGGGTTCAGGTAATTTACGAGTGACTTCTTCATCTAACTCTAGTTTTTTTGCAGAGAGCATCTCTGTTCCTTTGTGCAGTGATTTAGGTTCACAGTTACCTTGCAGGCTTTATGCCTGAAAAACTTCTTATTTTAAATATACACAACTATTGACAAGTTGGGAAGAGTTAATCTTCAATATATTTTTTTTCATCTTCTTGCAACATTTCTCTTGCTGACACCAAACCCTCGATTTTTCCAACAAGTCTTTGGTATTCCTCGAAATTAGTAGCTCTGCCGGATGCCAAATGATAAGAGATAACATCTATTTCCTCATTTATTTTTTTTATTAAGTGCGTATAAATAGTGTCATTTCTACTCATTTGTTAATTCTTTTGCAACGTCTATTGCTATTTTTGTGCCTTCCGTAATAGCTTGATTCTGCATCTTCTTAGATTGAATTTCAACGTCTGAATTATTCTTTGCAAGGGTGACACCAAGTCTCGCACCTTCTCTTTTGTTTTCAGAGTCCAATCTTTCGGTTTGATTTTTATCATTGATCATTGCTTTCTGAGCATCAAGTTCCAATCTTGCTATGTCCATTTGCTTTTTATGTTCAAGCTCTTGTTCTTTTATAGCAAGTTCTCTTTGTTGTATTTGAGTTAATGGATCTTGTTGCTGTCTCTGCGCCTCTACTTGTTGAGCTTCGGCTGTGTTTGATTTTAATAATTTTTCTGCTGCTTCTGCAGTAAGCCTTGATAATTCTTCTTCAGCATCTTCAGGCAATGGCTTTTCTTCATTAGGCATAGATATGCCAAGATTTTTTTCTATCTCTTTCCTGTATTGAAAAGCAACGTGTTCTGTTATGTGAGCTGATAAAGCGGCTTGTATTACTGCTGCGAAAGGAGACTGACCAACAATCTCTTTTAATTTTGGATCGTTTGCTGCAGCCATGTGAACTCTCATATGAGCTTCATGATCTTGATACTTAAATGCTTTTACTGGCTCTTGTTTTAACATTGCCATATTTTCTGTTACAGGATCAGAAGGCTTTATGTCTTCTGGTAATTTTATTATTGAACTTGGATCTTGTATGCCAAGAACCTCTAACATTTGCCTATGAAGTTTTCCCATATCATATAACTGAGGAGCTTGTTGAGCTAGTTGAAGGGCAGCTTGATACTGCATCACTCTTTGTGACATGGTTGCTGCATTAGGATCAGAAACAGGAATTACATCTATTCTGTCATCAAAATCTTTTGACCTAGAAAAGTCTCCCTCTGTGTCATATACATATTTATCATCCATATATTCTTTAATTATTTTAGCAAGAAGTCTCAATTCTTTTTTTAATGCAGCATGAAGTCTAGCCTGAACTCCAGACATAACTTTCATTGATCTTTCCATTAGAGCTAAAGTTGTTCCAACTGGTGCTTGGGCATTGATGTCCCCAACCTGTATATCAGCTACCGATCCTATTCTTCTTCCTTCGTCAACAATGTTTCCGAGTAATTGGTACAATACCGCTGACGGTTCT